ATGAAAAATATTGCGGCAAGCGGTGTTCTTGAACGTATCCGCAGACTGGCCCCACAGCATGTAACCGCGCCGTACCGGACACGGGAAGAGTGGTACGAGTGGTGGCTTGCTGAAGGGCGAAAACGTAGTGAGGAGATTAATCGCCTGAATAACAAGATTCATGCGGAAAAAATTCTGAACCGTTCGGGTATCCAGCCGTTGCACCAGAAGTGTTCGTTTGCGAATTACCGGGTGCAGAACGACGGGCAACGCCACGCGCTGAGTCATGCAAAATCCATCGCGGACGAACTTATGACCAGGTGCACAAATTTCGTGTTCAGCGGTAAGCCGGGTACCGGAAAAAATCACCTTGCGGCAGCCATCGGCAACCATCTTCTGGCGAAGGGGCGGAGTGTGATTGTGGTCACTGTGGCTGATGTGATGCTGGCGTTGCACGGCAGCTACGACAACAAAAACTCGGGTGAAAAGTTTTTGCAGGGATTGTGCAACGTTGACCTGCTGGTTCTGGATGAGATTGGCATGCAGCGTGATACACGCAATGAACAGGTCACTCTGAACCAGATAGTCGACCGCAGAACGGCTTCGATGCGCAGTGTCGGGATGCTGACGAACCTGAACCATACCGCGATGAGCACCCTTCTGGGAGAGCGAGTGATGGACCGCATGACCATGAACGGTGGTCGCTGGGTGAATTTTAACTGGGAAAGCTGGCGTTCGAATGTCGGTCAGCCAGGAACAGAGAAGTAATTTTTACCGGGAGAAAAATTTTATGGAAACCGTTTTTGACGCACTGAAAGCAATGGGCAAAGCCACGTCGGTAGAGCTGGCTGCGCGACTTGATATCAGTCGTGAAGAAGTGCTGAACGAGCTGTGGGAGCTGAAAAAGGCTGGTTTCGTTGATAAAAGCGTATACACCTGGCGTGTGGCTGATAACAACGCTCAGCAGGAACAGCCAGAGCAGGCAGAACCGCCGGAAGAAACCACCACGGCAACAGTCGCGAAAATACCGGAGTGCGATTTAACCGCGACGATTGAACAACGTGGTCCACTAACTGCGGATGAACTGGCTACGTTGTTCGGTACCACATCACGCAAAGTGGCTTCAACGCTGGCTATGGCAATCAGCAAAGGACGCCTGATTCGCGTAAATCAGAACGGTAAATTTCGTTACTGCATACCGGGTGATAATTTACCAGTAGAGCCGAAAGTTGAATCGGTAGCGGAAACCAATGGTAAAGCCTTTCCTCAGCCAGCAGGTGTTGCGTTACCAGTACAGGAAGCTGCAGCACAGGAAGATATTAAAACAGAAACTGTGGCGGACATTGTACAGTCGCAGTCATCGGTAACGGAAAAGCGAGTGGATAATCTGGTTCTGCCATCGCTGCGACAGGCAAACCGCGAGCTGCGTAGGGTGAAAAGTGATATCCGGAAGTGGGAGCGTGTCTGTGCTGCGCTGCGGGAGCTGAACAAACACAGGGATATTCTCCGGAAGATTGCAGCTACCGGAGAACAATAGCAGTGGGAAACCGGAAGACGTGGTGCAGGGCTGAAATCCTGATACTCCGGCAGTGTGCGGGAACCATGCGGGTGAAAGACATCGGGAAGCTGACGGGGCGTACGGAGGCGGCAGTAAGAACAAAAGCGCGGGAACTGGGTATCAGTCTGATGTTGCGGGGTGATTTTCACCAGTCGGTAAAAATGCCCCGGAGCAGCGTTGAGGTGATACGACAGCTACATGAGCAGGGCATTTCACGTCGCGAGATAGCGGAAAAATTCGAAATGCCGCTGCGCACGGTGAATAACTATGTTTATTTCGACAGGAGGGTTCAGGAGTGAGAGTGAGGGTTTCTATCGCCGGTCCAATGACGGGGTATGAAAATTTCAACCGTGAGGCATTTCACAAGGCGGAAGAGGAACTGAAACGGGAAGGGCATACCGTCCTGAATCCGGCAGTGCTTCCGGACGGGCTGACACAGCCGCATTACATGGATATCTGTATGGCAATGATTCGTTGCGTGGATGCGATTTACATGCTGAAAGGCTGGCAGCGGTCGGCAGGCGCTAAGGCAGAACTGGCGCTGGCGGAGAAACTGGGACATGCGGTTATTTTTCAGGAGGCAGCCAGTGAGCAAGACTGATTATCAGGCGCTACGGGAACGTTATTCACCTAAGCCAGTACCTGAATGCTCTGTTTGTGGCGAGGAAATGTCGATGCAGCGCATATCTTCCGGAACGCATATTGTGTATGCCTGCACAGGCGAGGGGGATGATGGATATTTAAAGTTTGGTCGAACTTTTGCGGATGAGCATTACCTGAAATCGCGTGTAACCGTCGTTGATGTTAGCGATCCTGACGTACTGTCACTGCTGGACGAGCTGGATGCAGCAAAAAATCGCATTGCAGAATTGACAGACGTGCTTACACAAATGATTAATGCGCATAAAACCACAATTCGTTTGGGTCATGAACGCATAACTGAATGTGGTGGTGACTGCGATTCGCCAGAAAAGATGATTTCAGAAAATCCGGATATCAGAATGGCAGAGGCTGTTTTGAGAACGGGAATAAAAACTGAATAATTAAATTTAGCACAGCAAATTTAATTTAATCCTTAACCGGAGGGATTTCTGCACCCTCAGAACATCAGGAGGCTGCCCGAAAGGACGGTAGCAATATGCGAAAGTTCAAAATAATTATTGAAACGGGAATAGCTGGTGGAAATTTTGAGGATGTATTCGAAGTGGACGATGATGCGACACCTGATGAAATAAATGACGAAGCAAAAGAAATTTTCTTTAACTACTGCAATTACTCATATTACGAAATAAAAGACGAAGAGGAAGAACAAAATGGCTGATATTGCCGATCAGGCATCAGAGATCGAAGAACTTCAGCGCAATAGTGCCCTGCAAAATACCAGACAAATTTTCGTTCCGTATCCTCCACTCATTGTTGTGAGTGTGGCGAGCCGATAGATAAACGGCGGCGACTGGCCGTTAAGGGGGGCCGGACTTGTACCAGTTGCCAGGAGGATCTGGAGCTTATCAGTAAACAGAGAGGTTCGAAGTGAGAGAAATTAACTATCAGGCACTGCGTGAGATAGCAAAACAGGCAACACAGGGCGAATGGGGCGCATTTATTTCGCCGGGCAAACACGGCACGTACGCCGTGCACACACCAGGAGATAATCACCACGGAGATATTGTCGACTGGCCTGGATTCGACGAACAGAAAAACGCAGAGAACAACGCTCGTTATATCGCAGCTTTCAACCCAGAAGTAGCGCAGGAGTTGCTGGATGAACGGGAAACCCAAAACAAGCGCATAGCAGAACTGGAGAAAAGCGAAGAGCAACTCATCAATGAGCGTGACCATGCTGAGTCTGCTTTAGATGATATGTACTTTGCAGCAACCGGTAACAGGCCGGAGTGGAGTAACTGGTTCGGCTTTTCAGATGCCGTCGATGCCGTGGTTGACAGAATTGCTGATTTGGAAGCCAAACAGCCATCGCCAGTAGTACCGAAAGGACTGGTTAAAGCAGTGCGCTTCTATGAACAGGTTAAGCGTGAAAATCCGCCAGTCGAAACCGGAGCATGGAAAGACGCTGTTGATTGGGTACTCAAAGAGGCTTGCCAGGCTGTAAACATTGGTACCAAAGGAGATTGATATGAGCACTTTTACCGACAAAGAAATGATTAAAGAAATCAAAGAGCGCATAGGCAGCCTGGACGTGAGAGACAATATTGAGCGCCGAGCTTATGAAATAGCGTTAGCCTCGCTGGAAGCATAACCTGTAAGCCAAACTTGCAAGTTGCCTCCCATGTCATCCAACGAAGTTAACGACGCGGCATGGAAATTACACAACATATTGACAGAACATGGCCCTCTGAACGGGCGTCAGTTCAATAATCTGAAAGGTTGCTTCTATGAGGTATTTAAGATCGCAATGCGCAACTATCCGGTAACTCCGGATGGTTGGATAAGCTGTAGTGCGCGAATGCCTGAAAAGGGCGAGAACGTGCTTATTTCAGTGAATTTCGATAGCTCTCTGGTTGAACCGCTAATATGCTCCGCACGCTATACCGGAAGCACCTTTCGGCGCGGAGATGCAACGATTAAGCCGGGTAATGGTATTGAGCAAGCAACTCACTGGATGCAGCTACCGGAACCGCCGCAGGAGGTGAGTCAATGAGCTGGCCTGAAGCATTTGCAACGGCAGGAATTGCGATGGCGGTGGCGCTGGTGGTGTATTCGATTTGCCGCTGGGGGTAAGGCATTAAGAACGCGCCTTGTGTACATAAGCAGGGCGCTTAACGCACAGAGTTAAATATCGACATAACGAAATCTTATCTTCTATTGCTGCTGTGATAACACGGACACATATTTATCATGCACGTGCACGCTAAATGTGGGAGGTTATCGTGCTGGTTCTGAAATGCGCGCTGGCTATTGTGGCTGTAATGGCAATTTATTGTCTTGTTATTGTTCTCATGGATCACCTTTCTGATTGATTTCATATTGGCGAGGTGATGGGAGTTAAGTAGAATTGCTGCGGGTGCTTGAGGCTATCTGCCTCGGGCATGAACACCAACGGCAGATAGAGAAAAGCCCCACCCGACTATAAATCGAAGTGAGGCAAGTCTTATGTCTCGACAACTGAAGATTAGCCTCTTACGTGCCGAAAGGCAAGGAGAAGCAGGCTATGAAGCAGCAAAAGGCGATGTTAATCGCCCTGATCGTCATCTGTTTAACCGTCATAGTGACGGCACTGGTAACGAGGAAAGACCTCTGCGAGGTACGAATCCGAACCGGCCAGACGGAGGTCGCTGTCTTCACAGCTTACGAACCTGAGGAGTAAGAGACCAGGCGGGGGAGAAATCCCTCGCCACCTCTGATGTGTCAGGCATCCTCAACGCACCCGCACTTAACCCGCTTCGGCGGGTTTTTTATGGTTTTATAAAGCCCCCATAAACCTGAGGATGTAATCTTTAAAGATGAGTGCCAGAGCAGCGGCAACGATAAACCACTGGAGTCGGTCAAACTTGGTTTCCAGTTTATCCAGACGCTTATCAACCGACATTAACTGATTTTGCAAAGAGTTAAAGCGACTATCGACTTCCCGACGCAGATTATCAACGTTTTCTTGTGAAGCATTAAATCGACTATCAATCTCGCGACGTAAGTTATCAACGCTTTCCTGTGTTGCAAGATGTTGCATATTCTGATGGCGATGGAGTAAAGCATTCAACACATCAGCTGGTGCTGAACTCAATTTTTTTGTCGTCACTCATGATGGCCTCCTGTATTGGGGAATTGTGGTACAGGAAAAACCTGTTAAGTAAATAGTAAAGTTAATCGCCTCACTCATCAAGTGAGTAAGCGCAGAAGCGGTTGACGACAACAGAAATCAGAGACAATATTGCCGCACGCCAGCCTGAACAACTGGCACCTGCTGCGCCTGCAGAGAAAACAGATGGCGCACAATACCAAACATCACAATTCTGATACCGACCTTGCCAGCAGGCACGGGCGGCGCTCTCGCGCATTTAAATCTGATTGGTACCAGCATCCCCCATGTACTGAAGAACAAGCTGAATGGCTAATTCAGTGCTACCGCAGACACGGATACGAGATTAAGAAAGCCCTCAGCCTCGATTATCGTCACTGGATAATCTCCGTCAGGCTTCCTTACTCCGAACGCCCACCGCGTCCGTCCCGCACATTCCAGCAACGGATCTGGAGGTAACGTGCGGGTATTACTTCGACCTGTTCTGGTACCGGAACTCGGGCTGGTGGTCCTTAAGCCAGGTCGTGAATCCATGCAGGTATTTCACAATCCTCGAGTGCTGGTGGAGCCGGAACCGAAAAGCATGCTCGGTCTGCCGTCCGGAGTCGTCCCTGCCGTTCGCCAGCCGCTGGCGGAGGATAAATCATTACTGTCATTTTTCAGCGACGAACGAGTGATTCGTGCTGCTGGTGGCGCTGGCGCATTGTCTCACTGGTTACTGCGCCATGTTAAATCCTGCCAGTGGCCACACGGCGATTATCACCACAGTGAAACCGTCATTCACCGTTATGACTCTGGCGCGATGGTGTTGTGCTGGCACTGCGACAACCAGTTGCGTGACCAGACCTCCGAATCACTCGGGCTACTAGCTCACCAAAACTTGTCAGCATGGATGATTGACGTCATCCGTCACGCAATGAATGGCACACAGGAGCGAGAGTTATCGCTAGCTGAATTATCTTGGTGGGCGGTCTGCAATCAAGTGGCGGACGCGCTTCCGGAGGCAGTATTACGTCGTTCTCTGGGATTGCGTGCGGAAAAAATCCGCTCGGTGTACCGCGAAAGCGACATCATACCGGGAGAGCAGACAGCCACCAGCGTACTGAAGCAGCGCACAAAAAATCTTGTGCAGCCATCTCACGCCCACCAGCAACAAAACCCACCACAGGAAAAGACGGTGGTCAGCATCACCGTTGATCCGGAGTCACCGGAATCTTTCATGAGGCGGCCTAAACGTCGCCGTTGGGTAAATGAGAAATATACGCGCTGGGTGAAGACACAGCCGTGTACGTGTTGTGGTAAGCCAGCAGACGATCCCCATCACCTGATTGGTCACGGTCAGGGCGGGATGGGGACAAAAGCCCACGATATTTTTACGTTGCCGCTGTGTCGGGAACATCACAACGAACTTCATGCAGATCCGCAGGCGTTCGAAGAAAAGCATGGTTCCCAGGTTGATTTAATTTTTCGTTTTCTTGATCACGCCTTTGCAACCGGCGTGCTTGGGTAAAAGAGGTTACTGATGCGTATAGAGTTTGTTTTGCCTTACCCGCCGACGGTGAATACCTACTGGCGACGTCATGGCAATACGTATTTCATCTCGGAAGCCGGAAAGCGTTATCGCCGTGATGTGGCGCTAATTGTTTGCCAGCAGCGGTTGAAATTAAACCTGTCCGGAAGGCTGGCGATAAAGATTATTGCAGAGCCACCGGATAAGCGCCGTCGTGACCTGGACAATATCCTGAAAGCACCACTGGATGCGCTGACGCATGCCGGACTACTCATAGACGACGAGCAGTTTGATGAAATCAATATTGTGCGTGGTCTGCCTGTTTGCGGTGGGCGACTGGGTGTGAATATATTCGTAATAAGAGGATGTAATGATGTTGCGTGATATTCAGCTGGTTATGGAGCGGTGGGGAGCATGGGCAGCAAATAATCATGAAGATGTAACATGGCCCTCGATAGCTGCTGGTTTTAAAGGATTAATCCCGGCTAAAGTGAAATCACGTCCTCAGTGTTCTGATGATGACGCCATGATAATTTGTGGCTGTATGGCACGATTAAACAAGAATAATCAGTATTTGCACAATTTGTTGGTGGATTATTACGTAGGTGGAATGACATTTATGGCTCTTGCACGTAAGCATAGATGTTCTGATGGGCTTATTGGTAAAAGACTTTATAAAGCAGAAGGTATTATTGAAGGAATGCTTATGGCTCTGAATGTCAGGTTAGATATGGATATGCGGTAGGGATATATAGTGACTATGGTTATGTTTTCTATGTTTATAATCAATGTGTTTATTTTGTGGTCGTGAATTTTATGGAAAGTAAACAAAATGTTGCCAGGTGAATTGAAAATATTGATAATCAATCTTCATCATTAAATAAAAGGAGTGTTTATGTGGATTGTGTTAGCACTGTCACTGTCAACTCTCAGTTGGCATAAGGTAGTGGCTTTTTCATTGTTGACGGTGTCTGTTGTCCTGGCTGTGCTTAATGATATTATTGATTGGCCTGTGTTGTTTTTTGTTGCTACAATCGTTTTTTTTATTATTTTGAAGTTCAACTGGAAATATAACGCCTGGGCTAAATCCATATATGAAGCTGGCATAGTTTTATCAGCCATAGCATTATCTTTCCATTTATGGCCAGGGTTTCACAATCCTGTAGTGCTAAAGTCTGTTACTGTCGGACCTCAAAGCACTCCCTATACAATGTATTTTAATTTTGATAAAGCGCTGGTGCCATTTTTGTTAGTCCTGTGTACAGCTTCTTTGTTTAAAAAAGAAGTGAAATCAGAAGTGTCTTTGTGGAAATGGGGGGCTCTGTTGCTCTCTGTTCCTCTTATCCTTTTTTTGGCTGTTTTTTTTGGTGGGTTAAAGCCAGAGATTCATTTTCCTGAGTGGTTGCCAGAGTTTATATTGGCTAATTTGTTTTTTGTGTCTCTGGCAGAGGAATCATTATTTAGAGGGTATATTCAATCACGGCTATCAGAAGTAACGTCTCCATTGATTGCGTTAATTGTGGCGTCTTTGTTGTTTGGTCTTTTTCACTATTCAGGTGGTGCTTTACTTGTATTATTTGCCACGTTATCTGGTGTTGTGTATGGATTGTCATGGATGTGGAGTGGGCGCTTGTGGGTGGCAACCCTTTTCCATTTTGGTCTGAATCTGTGTCACTTGTTATTCTTTACCTATCCATTCTTAAAACATAATTGATTTTTTCTATGGCCTTAAATTTATAACACTGAAAAATAGCAGGATGTGACATTTGCATGAGAAATATGCACGGCAAAGTATTTACGTACGTAAAAAATCATGTATGCTTTTAAGAGTGGTTATTTCACTGCATAGCCTGAACCCGCCTCTGAGCGGGTTTTTTGTGCTCGCAAAGTAGCGCAGTGCGTTAAATGTGCTGTGGTTATTAATACTGGTCTTTCTGCTTGCTGGCTTTTTCGACATGAGTTATTGGTATGTCACGTTAACCAGAAAAGGGAAAAAGACATGCTAAAACAGCAGGATATGACCGAAACCGCCAGAGTTGTGTTTAATGAATTAAGCGTCACCGAACCGGCGACCGTCGGGGAGATTGCGCAGAATACTTACCTTTCACGCGAGCGCTGCCAGTTAATACTGACCCAGCTTGTTATGGCGGGCCTGGCTGATTATCAGTTCGGTTGTTACAGACGCCTTCCGCAGTGAAGGCTTTTTTATTTGTGGTAATGGGCGGCTGGTGGGTGTTAGCGGCACCTGCCAGCCATCTGCTCATGCGTTGGGGTCACAAGCAAACCTCAGGCCCATCTGCTTTGCGCAAAAGCGGAATGAGCCTATCAGAGAAGTGCTTATTGATCTATGGTTAACACTGTAAAAATATCCAGTTGTGAGTTAATCAACGCTGATTGCCTGGGATTTATCCAGACCTTACCGGAAAACTCTGTCGATTTGATAGTCACAGACCCGCCATACTTTAAAGTGAAGCCCGAGGGCTGGGATAACCAGTGGAAGGGTGACGATGATTACCTGAAGTGGCTGGACCAGTGTCTGGCGCAGTTCTGGCGGGTACTGAAGCCCGCCGGAAGTCTTTATCTGTTCTGTGGGCATCGTCTGGCATCTGATATCGAGATCATGTTGCGTGAACATTTCAACGTGCTTAACCATATCATCTGGGCGAAGCCGTCCGGACGCTGGAACGGGTGCAGGAAGGAAAGCCTGAGGGCATATTTCCCGGCAACAGAGCACATACTGTTTGCTGAACATTACCAGGGGCCATATCGGCCAAAAAATGATGGCTATGTGGCAAAGGGGCGCGAGCTTAAACAGCATGTCATGGCTCCGCTGATTTCTTACTTTCTTGATGCGCGTGAATCACTGGGGATAACGCCGAAACAGATAGCGGAAGCCACCGGAAAGAAAAACATGGCTCCGCACTGGTTTGGTGCCAGCCAGTGGCAGTTACCGAACGAAGCTGATTACAGAAAGCTGCAGGCGTTGTTTGCGCGTGTTGCAGCAGAAAAACATCAACGCGGAGAACTGGAAAAGCCACACCACCATCTGGTCAGCACATACAGCGAACTGAACCGGCAATATGTCAGCCTGCTGGAAGAGTATAAATCTTTGCGGCGTTATTTTTCCGTATCAGCTGCCGTTCCTTATACGGATGTCTGGACGCACAAACCTGTGCAGTATTATCCGGGTAAACATCCGTGTGAGAAGCCAGCAGATATGTTGCGGCAGATAATTACAGCCAGCAGTCGTCCGGGGGAACTGGTTGCAGACTTTTTTATGGGATCGGGGGCGACTATAAAGGCTGCGCTCTATCTGGAACGTAGAGCTATTGGTGTAGAGCTGGAAACGGATAGGTTTAATCAAACGGTTGATGAAATAAGAAACAATAGTTAACTTTTTTTGCGAACTTTTTAATTTTTATAATATTGTATAATTATGTTTTAAATACCTGACATTGTTTGTATTGAAACAGGAGCGGAATTCATTATTATTCTTCGTCGGTTCCAAGGGAGGGTAATTTATGTATCCGGGCATCTCATCCACACCTGAGGAACCAATGCCGACTTAGCTCAGCAGGCAGAGCAACTGACTTGTAATCAGTAGGTCACCAGTTCGATTCCGGTAGTCGGCACCATATGCGGGTATCGTATAATGGCTATTACCTCAGCCTTCCAAGCTGATGATGCGGGTTCGATTCCCGCTACCCGCTCCATCATTATTCTGGCAACACGAATTATACAGCACTGGCGTGTTTTTTTACGTGGGGGCAGGTTGTTTTAATACATCTTTGGTCCTCAGGCTATGGTTTGAGGTCGGTTATAGCCTCAGTGCTGATTTTTTACAACAATGGAATGGTGCATTATCGGTGGAGATTTAGTATTTCCTGGCAGGGCTGATGATGCACTATCCCGGTGTTGTAAAAACACTACAGAGGTGTTCCTCAGTGCGAGGGTGGTTTAAAGAGTCGGTTTAGCGGGAAACCACAGTATCCTTGTGGGGCTGGATGCTTCGGGTGGCACCCGACACTTCTGAATAAAATTAAATCATGCGTTTTTATATGCCATTAACCGCCGCTCCAGGCGGTTTTTTTTATTCAAAGTTCGGGGTTACAAGTGCTCGCTTCCGCTACTTTGGTTTTTACAATTATAGTTTTTGGGAGAATCTTCATGGGGCGTGCTTCATCCTTTGCAATTCGCTGCTCCTGGTGTATGAGACAATGAAGTCAATGCGGTAACGAAGGTCGGATATCTGCTCAGTTTTATTCTGGTAATTTGGGGCCTTCGCTTTTTACAGATGCGGGCAGCACAAGGTTATTGGGGCGACGGCCATCATTGTTGCATTTGCAGGAGTTATTCTGAGTCCGACAAGAATATGCTGTTGAGTGCACGGCTGGCTGAAAGAAACTGCCACCTGAAGAATGGTGAACTTATTTAGTAGGGGATCCTGGATGAAATTGAACGGGATGATAACTCCGAAATTAGTCCACTGAGGAATGCCTTATACAAGAGATCATGGATAACCCTCGGGTATTTACAGGAAGCAAACGCCACTTACTTCACTACCCCGGAGAAGTGGGGACTGTCAATATGACAGATAACAAAATCTGAAAATGAGTCTCTCCAGTTGAGAAATATACGATGAAGGAGCATTCTGTTCAGCGCAAAGTAATCCGTTTTGTGATGAATAATCTCGAGAGTCATTTTTCATTCCTGCCAGCCTCCCCAGAGCTGGCTTTTTTTTGAGGCCTGTTCTGACGGGCTTTGTTGTATTCGCTCCACGTCCCATACATATCAAATCTGAATAACACCACACAAAGGCATCTGCGGATGTCTTTGGTGTGGTGTTTTTTTTGGTCCGCTGGTGGCCTTTTTTAATTTACAGGAGAAAAAGTATGTCTGAACCCTTATCCGGTTCCGGCACAGCTGCTGCGCTCGGTGGGGCGACTGTTTTCGGGCTGTTTACCGGAACGGATTTCGGGATTGTGTTTGGCGCATTTGCGGGGGCGTTGTTTGTTGCAACGATACCGCAGGCGCTTTCAGCATGGCGGGTGGCGGCACATTTTCTTGTGTCATTTATCGTCGGCGTACTGGGTGCGCGTTTGCTTTCAGCCTGGGTGGCATCAAAAACTGGTTATGACGGCACGTCTGCAGATGCATTGTGTGCGGTGCTGGTATCGCTGGTGTCGGTAAAGATTATGTCATTCATCCACCAGCAGGATATCGCATCACTGGTGTCTGGTCTGTTCTCGCGCCTGCGGGGCGGAGGAGGCGGCAATGTTAAGTAACCTTCCCGGATTGCTGAATGTGGCGTTATGCACGGTTATCGTGCTGACGCTCTTTTTTTATCGTCGTCGTGACTCCAGGCACAAACCGCTGATGTCATGGCTGGCCTGGCTGCTGATGCTGCTGTATGCCTTTGCCCCCCTCAGCTATCTGTGTGGTCGCTCGTTAGCAACGGGCTGGCTGGAGGTGTTTTTTAATCTGCTGTTCTGCGTGCTGGTGATACGCGCACGCGGGAACGTCACAAGAATCTTTCCATTGTTGAGGTGAATATGTCGGGTAAATTCAGATTCAGCCGCCGGAGCGAGAAAAATCTGGAGGGTGTCAGACCACAGCTGGTTGCTGTAGTTCGCCGTGCCCTTGAACTGACGGAGGTTGATTTTGGTATTACGGAAGGTCTGCGCACGAAAGAGCGCCAGAAACAACTGGTCGCGGAAGGAAAAAGCCAGACCATGAACAGCCGCCACCTGACCGGTGATGCGGTGGATGTTGTGGCCTACATTGGCAGCCAGGTGTCATGGGACTGGCCTCTGTACGAGAAAATCGCGCAGGCATTTAAGCAGGCTGCCGCAGAGCTGGGAACTGCCATCGAATGGGGCGGCGACTGGAAAACACTGAAAGACGGACCTCATTTTCAGTTGAAACGCTGATAACCAGGTGGGTTATGAGCAGAAAACACTGGACACACAGAATGCCGCGAGCGGCGGTGAAATGGGCACTGGTAGCGATACTGGTGCCTTTTTTCCTGGTGGGATGCGTCAGCCTGGATAAAGCGCGCCAGCTTTTCGATACAGCTTCTCAGGTCTGTGAAATTGTCGACGATGTTCGGCAGTGTCTGCAGAACTGATTGCCTGTAAGAGCGGAATATTTTGCTGAAAATGAAGGGTGCGTCAGCGACCGGAAAGCATGAAATTCTGCGTTTGTGGTTATTCAATAAAATAAATTCTTTATGTCGCCGCGAATACTCAAATGTTGATCAGTATCCGGTGCGGCGACGGGCTTAGATATCAGGAGACGATGATGGAAAAAACAGAAAACAAACCGTTTGTAATTGGTGCTGATGCTGCTCCGTTTAAGTTTGAGTTGTCTCAACTGGTGGAGATGCGCATCAGTGATGAATGGGGTGAGATTAAAGCCCGCGCGCAGTATGCGGATGGCGAAAACCAGTACCTGATCCACTACAAAGCAGCTGATGGTCGCGCCACGACGGAGTGGTTTGGTGAGTCAATGCTGGAAGTAACAGAAGATAAGCGTCATCCTGGTTGTCCGGTATTTGCCGGTATGGAATTACCGGAAGGTGCGGTAGTTACTGAGTAACAGCATTACAGCAGCCCTTCAGTGAGGGGCTGCGATAATGCAGCATGAGAAGGTGGAATATGGCTGACCTTAACGACCTTCACAGACAGCTTCTGGGAATGCAGAAGCAGGTGCGTTTTGCCACTGCGCGCGCCATCACTGCCACGGTGAGAAAAATTGAAGCGGCAGAGAAAGAAAACCTTCGCCGGAAGCTGGATAACCCGACGCCGTTCACCGTGAACTCGGTGCGCTCAAAAGGGGCAACAAGGGACAATCTGACCGGTCGGGTGTTCATCATGGATACCGCCGTGCCTTACCTTGAACCCTTTGAGGTGGGCGGGCTGCATTATCTCGGTGAGGGGCAGAAAGCTGTACTGAACCCGAAAAATATCCGGCTGAACAAATACGGCAACCTGCCAAAGGCAAAACTGCAACAGCTGAAGGCCAGACCGGATGTGTTCATCGGTAAGGTGACGAACAACTATGGTGAGGATGTTAGTGGCGTCTGGCAGCGTAAGAAAGCGAAAAAAGTGGCAAAAACCAGGAAGCGGAGAAAACGCTCCCCCAATGGCACACGCGCTCCCCGCAAAAAAAGCCGCTCACCAAAGCTGTTGATACGTTTTGGTGATGCACTGCCGGTCACGCCGGTACTGGGTTATCAGGCGCTGGCACACAACATGGCATCGCGTCTCATGAAGACGGAGCTGAGTGTGGCGCTTGAACAGGCTTTAAAGACGGCGAAGTGATGCAGGGCATTGTTGCCCTGAAGAAAGAACGTGCCAGCAGCGTTTTTATTAACGTGATTCATGGCGAGAGTAACCACACTCTCTGCAAACATAAATGTCCCACTGAAGGCCTAATACTCCAAACGTTGGATCATTTTCAGTTCTGTCGAGCTGAAAAGACGCTTTTTGGCATTTGGGGCAGAATTGTGCGCTGGTTGCAGAACAATGGTTCGATTCCAGTTCAGCAACTCTTCACTTCAAATCTTCTATTTCCTGTGGGACTGACTGAAGTTTTTTCCAGAGTGGTATCTTTTCCAGAAGTGTATTTAATTCGGAGAGTATTCCCATGAATAACCTCATAAACAAAACTCACATTAGCGAACGCGGCATAGCGATATGCCGCCCCGTTGTTTCATATCTTGATGTTGAAAGAGATGAATCCGGGGGCAGGACATTGTATATCCACCGCACAGGAGGTGAAACGCTCGTGTTCCCTCTTAATAAGGAGGCGACCTGCCATCTGGTTGCGTTATTGTCTGATGAAACGTGAGGAAATATATGAAAACCATCAGTCGTGAAAAAATCATCACAGGGTTTTGTGATGGCATTGTGATTTATCGTTATCTTGAGATTTTTGAAACCGCAAGCGGGTGTCGACACTGTCGCCTGGCAGGGTAACGGGTCCTTCCTGGAGACCTTATTGCACGGGCATTGCGCGAGCGCGGTGTTTCGCTAGCTATAAAATTTTGAAATTTGGGTAACAGGTAACAGAGGGTAACAGATGAATCAGGCGGAATTCGCAAAACTTCACGGTGTCAGTCGCAAGACGGTAACGGCGTGGAAGGCCCGTGGCTGGCTGGTTCTGGACGGTGAGGACATCGATGTTGATGCCTCAAACGAGCGGATCCGGCGTTACCGGAAAACTGTTACCCGAATAAAAAATAAGCAAAAAGGTAACACTTTAGGTAACAGGGTAACACCCGAAGGTAACACTCCGGGTAACAACGAAGGTAACAGCATTGCCCTGTACGATGACTCCTCTGATGTATCGAAAGAAGCACGGGTCGAACAGTTCATTGCCAGCCACGGAGCCATGATGACGCTCGATGAAGCCAGAACCATGAAAGAGAACTACTTCGCGCTGCTGGCAAAACTCGAGTATGACGAAAAGAAAGGAACACTGCTTCCCTGGAAACCCATCATTGAGCGGGTCGGGGCGGAGTATACCCGGGTGAGGACGCGCCTTGTTGCCCTTGCGCCGGAACATGGTCCCCGTCTGCGGGCGCTGGCGGGGATGACAGACGATCAGGGATTCACGGCGGCATTGCAGGAACTGATTTACGAGGCGCTGAATGAACTTGCATTTGACAGGCGCGAAACCCACGGAGATACAGTTTGAGGATGCGCTGCTTTCGTGTCCGCGTTATCTTGCGCCTCCGCCTCCATTATCCTTAAGTCAGTGGGCCAACACCTTCGCTGTACTGTCCCGTGAGACCAGTGCCCAGACGGGGAAATTCCGCTCCTATCCCTATCAGGACGGCATGATGGATGCCATCACCGACCCGTCAGTCACGTATGTGTCGGTGATGAAATCAGCCCGTGTGGGATACACGAAAATTCTTGATCATGTGGTGGGCTATTACCTGGCACATGATCCGTCCCCCATCCTGGTGGTTCAGCCGAGGGTGGAGGATGCCGAAGACTACAGTAAAACCGAAATTGCCCCGATGCTGCGCGACACGCCGGTGCTGGCAGCCATCAGCGGCGACCCGAAGGCAAAAAACAGCAACCAGACCATTCTTCGCAAAACCTTTTCCAACGGCGCAAACCTCACGCTGGTCGGGGCCAACTCCCCCGGCGGTTTTCGCCGTATCACATGCCGCATCATCCTTTTTGATGAGGTGGACGGGTATCCGGCAGGGGGCGCAGGGTCCGAAGGGGATCAGATTGCGCTGGGAACAAAACGTTCCGAAACCTTCTGGAACCGCAAGATTGTTCTCGGCTCAACGCCAACCGTGAAAGGCGTGAGCCGTATTGAAAAAGCCTGGCTGGAAAGCGATCAGCGCCGCTACTTCGTGCCCTGTCCTCACTGCGGTGAATATCAGGTGCTGGAGTGGGGCAGCAAAAGCACCCCTTACGGCATCAAGTGGGAAAAGGACAGCGAAGGTAACGGGCTGCCGGAGACCGCTTACTACCTGTGCCGCCACCACGGCTGTGTGATTGTGCACAGTGAACTGCCCGGGATGCTGGAAAAAGGCGAATGGCGCGCCGGTGCACCATTCAGGGGGCATGCCGGTTTTCATATCTGGACGGGCTACAGCCCGCACTCAAATGCCTCCTGGCCGAATCTGGTCGCCGAATGGCTGAGGGTGAAGGACGATCCGCTGATGCGCCAGACATTCATCAATACCACGCTGGGCGAGCCTTACGAGGATGCAGGCGAGTTTGCGATGAGTGAACAGCGGCTGATTGCCCGTGTCGAGGTCTGGGGAGCGGAGGTGCCGTATGGCGTGCTCCTGCTGACCGCCGGGGTGGATACGCAGGATGACCGCTTCGAAATCACCGTTCTCGGCTGGGGCATGAACGAAGAATGCTGGGTGATTGCGCATGACGTGATTTTTGGTGACCTTGAAACAGAAGAGCCGTGGGAGCGCCTTGATGCGTATCTGAAGCAGGTCTGGCGGCGGGCTGACGGTTTCGGGCTGACGCTCTCGGCGGTCTGCCATGACTCGGGCGGTCATCACACCAACAAAGTGTATGAGTTCTCGAAGGCGCGTATCGGGCGTCGTATCTGGGCGACAAAAGGTGAGTCGGCGACGGGCGGTAAACGTAACCCTGTCTGGCCGACGCGTGTCGTTTCGTCCCGCAACCGGAAATCCTTCCGCCCCGTCATTCTGGGGGTGAACTCCGCGAAGGACGACATCAGGCACCGGCTCCATATTGAGCCGGATCCGGCAGGCGCGCCTGCCGCAGGCTGTATCCATTTTCCGTCGTTTCTGGATTTGCATTATTTCAGTCAGCTGCTCTCTGAGCGTCTGGTGCGTAAGGAGAACGGCGGGCAGGTGTACCGTGTCTGGGAGTTGTCTGCCGGGCGGGCGAATGAGGCGCTGGACTGCATGGTGTACGGTTACGCGGCCCTGAAGGGGCTGCTGCATCACGGTCTGAAACTGAACAGTCTGGCTGAACGGGCGGCGCAGGATCTGTCATTCATGGAGCCGCCTCCCGCGCAGCCGGAAGAAAAATCAGTTTAAGTATGCCGGGCGCAAAAGCACCGGAGACACCCCGTAAGAAAATACCGCTGCATATGAGGCTTGCAGGAGTGAGACGATGATGAATACCCCCGGCGTGTTTGCCGGAATGTCAAAAGAACAACTGAAGGCGGCACTGAATGAAGCTCAGGCGGCCTATATTGAGCTGCTTTCAGGGCGGCGTGGCGTGAGTTTCTCCTATGCACAGGGGGACGGCACGCGCACCGTGACTTATTCACAGGCCAGCAGTGCGGATTTGCTGGCGCTGATCGCGACGCTCCAGCGGGCGCTGGGGATAAGGACGAGAAGGTCTCTGAGCGTGCGTTACTGAGGTGAGCGATGATAGTCGATAAAAATGGCAGACCTTTTCCGCAACAGACGGAAAAAAAACGCGCACTGAATGACAGCGGGCGGATCCCCTACGACTCTGCCGGTTTCTCGCACGGTTCGGTGGCGGGCTGGAACCCGGTACTGTGGTCACCGGACAATGAAGTGAATATCTGGCGTAACCGTATGGTTGCCAGAATGCGCGACCTTGTCCGCAATGACGGCTGGGCGAATGGCAGTATCACCCGTCTGCTGGACAATGCCATGGGGGTGGTTTTTCGCCCGAGGATGAAGCCTGACTACCGGATGCTGGCAGAGATGACCGGCAACCGGGCATTTGATGCAGACTGGGCGGATGAGTACGGGCGCTGTGTGGAGGCACACTGGCGCAACTGGGCCAGTGATGCCGGGTGTTACTGCGACCTTGAACGCAGACAGACCCTGCCGCAGCTTTTCCGGCTGGCATTCCGCCACAAGATGATCGACGGCGATGCGCTGGCGGTCATCCACTGGCGACCGGACAGAATAGCCCCCGGTCGCGGGCGTTACGGTACGGTGGTACAGGTGATTGACCCCGACCGGCTGAGTAACCCGAACGATGCGTTTGACATGCCGCATATTCGTGGCGGTGTGGAAATTGACGCGGACGGGGTGCCGGTAGCCTATCACATCCGGTCCGCACACATGGGGGACTGGTGGAGCGGCAGTGACACGATGCACTGGGAACGCGTGCCGCGTGAAACGTCGTGGGGAAGGCCGGTGGTGGTGCATGACTTTGATCATGACCGTGCGGGCCAGCATCGTGGTGTCGGTATTCTCAATCCCGTGGTTCAGCGTCTGAAAATGCTTATCAAGTACGACCAGGTGGAGCTGGAAGCCGCCATCATCAATGCCATGTTCGGTTTTTTCATCACGTCGCCCTATGACCCGAAACTGACAGAAGATCTGATGAGTGACGCGGAGGTGATTAATGGCTACCAGGATGCGCGCATGAAGTATCACGATACTAACCGGATTTCGATGTCGGGCGTGCGTATTCCCATCACGTTCCCCGGCGAAGAGCCAAAAGCCGTGAGCGCCGCCCGCCCGGTCAGTAACTTTAAGGAGTTCGAGGGCACGGTGCTCAGGAATATTGCCGCTGCACTGGGTCTGTCCACCCAGCAGGTGACACAGGACTGGTCGGACGTTAACTACAGCTCTGCCCGTGCGGCACTCCTTGAGGCGTGGAAAACACTGACCCGCCGTCGTGATGAGTTTGCGGTTGGCTTTGCCCAGCCGGTGCTGACGGCGTTTCTGGAAGAGCTGCACGAAGAAGAGGATTTGCCGCTGCCTGCAGGCGCACCGGATTTTCTGGCGGCGCGGGCCGCTTACACCCGTGCCCACTGGATGGGACCGGGGCGTGGCTGGGTGGATCCGGTCGCGGAGAAAAAAGGGGCGATTCTGGCGATGGAGGCCGGCATGTCCACGCTGGAAATCGAAGTGGCTGAGAACGTGGGGGAAGATTTCGAGGACATTCTCGATCAGCGGGCGCGAGAAGAGCGGGCCTTTAAGGAAAGAGGCCTGACACCGCCTTCCTGGTTTCAGGCAGAGCAGTTTGCCTCCACACCGACGGGCAGTGACCCGGCAGAGCCGAAGGAGCCTGATGTTTCATGAATCAACTTGCACTGTTAAGCCAGCGCCTGCTGAACACGCCGCTGGCCATTCATCCGCGAAAAGCGGAAATCATTGTTACGGCACTGGCAGAACGACTCGGGATCACCCGGATAAAAACGGGGGCCTGGTATGACGATGATGAAGACGATTTCTGCCGTCCCGCCCGTGAAAGCGGGTACGACATTCTGGAAGGGATCGCCATCATTCCCGTGCACGGCACCCTGGTACAGAAACTGGGGACGCTACGGCCTTACTCCGGCATGACGGGGTATGACGGCATCCGGCGAAATTTTCTGACGGCGCTTAACGACCCTGATGTTAAGGGCATCTGTCTTGATATCGATTCACCCGGCGGAGAAGTGGCCGGGTGTTTTGATCTGGTGGACACGATTTTTGCCTGTCGCGGGCAGAAACCGGTGCACGCCATTCTCTCGGAGTCGGCGTACTCGGCGGCCTATGCCCTTGCCAGCGCCGCCGACCGGATCATGGTCCCCCGCACGGGCGGCGTGGGATCCGTCGGTGTCATCTACGTGCACTGTGACATGTCGCGCCAGATGAAGGATGAGGGGCTGAACGTGACCATCATCACCTGCGGCAGCCGGAAGGCGGAGACCAGTCCGCTGCGTCCGCTGAGTGAGGCGGCACAGGCGGCACTTCAGGCGGACACTGACGCTGCAGGCACGCTTTTTATCGAAACCGTTGCCCGCAACCGTGGCATCAGCGCGGATGCGGTGCGTGCACTTGAGGCCCGGACGTTGCGGGCTGACGAAGGGGTGCAGGCAGGGCTTGCCGACGACGTGATGTCGCCGGATGAGGCCTTTTCTTTTCTGTTAAAGGAGACAGCAAACAATGGGTAAATTTTCTTTCATGCACCTGGTAGGCATGGGCGGTCGTTCGCGAATGGATGACGATCCGGAGGACAAACGCGACGGGGAGAATGCGGAGGATGACGAGGATCGTCGCGAAAGCCGTAAGGCGCGCTCCCGTGCGGATGACGACGATAACGACGACGACGGACAGGCGGATGACGACGAAAACTGCCGCGAAAGCCGTAAGGCGCGCTCCCGTGCGGATGATGACGATAACGACGACGATGAAAACGCAGAAGACGACGATGACGAAGAAAAGGCCCGCGCCAGCGAACGTCATCGCTGCGCAGCCATCTTCGCCACGCCGTATGCAGCGAAAAATCCGGCCCTTGCCGCAGAGCTGGCCTTCAACACCCGCATGAGTGTGAAACAGGCCAGAGCCGTGATGAAAGCGGCGGTGGCAGGGGGCGCAGGCCAGAAAGGCGGACTGACTGCCCGTATGCAGCATGTACCACAGCCGGGAACCGGACGTGATGTCCGCCCTGCACCGACGGAGGCGCACGCGATGGCACAGCACGCCATGAAACTGTACAACGAGGCGACGGGAGGTAAAGCGCAATGAGCACATACGGAAACAACCCGTCGGTACCGGGTTACTGGTCCGGTGCATACCAGCCGGACCAGCTGCTGTGCGGACCGCTTCAGGTGGTCACAAAAACTGTGACCATCACTGGTGGCGAGGTGTATCAGCGCGGTACGGTGCTGGGGCGCATCACGGAAAGTGGGGCGTACACCCTCTGCAAGCAGGGGGCAGGCGTGACGGACGGCAGCGAAACGCCGGTGGCGATTCTGGCGGACATGGCGGATGCCTCGTCCGGTGATGTGCTGGCCGGTGTCTACCTGATGGGTGAGTTCAACGCAAACCGGGTGATTTTTGATGAAAGCTGGGACATTGATGATCTGAGCGTGGCGCTGGAGAAAGAGAAAATCTTTCTGCGCAATCCGGTCACGGTACCGTGATCTCCCCTCTGACAGCCTGACAGCCGCATGATGCGGCTTTTTTTATGGGATTTTTATGAGCGAAAAAGACTTTAATCTGCTGTACGACACCGCGTTTCTGGCGCAGGTGGTGCCGAACCTGTTTGTGGCTCAGAACTGGCTGCTGGACAGTTTCTTCCCGAATATCGTGCTGAGCGATACGGAGTATGTGGCCATTGATGTGGAAGTGGGCGCACGCCGTATGTCACCGTTCTGCTCCCCTCTGGTGGAAGGACCAATGGTTGAGGCCCTGCCGTACCAGACCAACACCTTCAGACCGGCCTACATCAAGGATAAGCGCGTTCCCGATTTGCTTCGTCCGGTGCGCCGTATGATCGGCGAACGCCTGGGCGGGCGTGAGTACACGCCAGCAGAGCGTGCAATGCTGAACCTCCAGTACGAGATGGCCGACCAGATCAACATGCTGAACCGTCGTCTTGAATGGATGGCGGCACAGGCGCTCCAGTACGCGAAGGTGACGATCGCCGGTGAGGGCTACCCGACCACGGAAGTGGATTTTCGTCGTGACAGCGACCTGACGGTGACACTGAGCGGGGATGATGTCTGGCCTTCTGAGGAAAGCAGCACGATCCCGACCTCCTGCCTTGAGGCGTGGGCGACGCTGATGCTGAAAAAATCCGGTGCGTACCCGACCGAGGTGATTTTCACGCCGTCAGCCTGGACAGCGTTCATGAACGACAGTTTCATTCGTGAGAACGCCATCAACATGCCCGCCCTGAACCCGACCAGCAACGTGGTGAACCCGGGGACGCAGATCAACACCGGTGCGGTGTACAAGGGCAGGTGGGGGAACTTCAACCTCTGGCTGTATAACGACTGGTTCATCGATCCGGATGACGGAACCGAAAAACCGATGCTGGATGACGGCAACGTCATTCTGACCGGGGCGGCCCTGATGGGGACCCGCGCGTTCGGCTGTATCATGGATCCGGCGTTTAATTACGGCCAGATGGCCTATGCCCCGAAAATGTGGGATCAGCAGGATCCGGCACAGCGTTTCCTGATGATGCAGTCGGCACCGATTGTCATCCCGTCCCGTGTCAATGCGTGCCTGTGCGCGTCGGTGGTGTGAGATGGCGTCCGGCAAAAAGGGCGCGCCGGTTGACTATGTTGTGCTGCGCGGTTGTGTGCAGCACAACGGACAACGGGTGGCGCAGGGTAATGTGATCACCCTGAGCGAAAGCGAGGCGCAGCGTCTTCTGCGTCTGGGGGTGATTGTTCCACTGGCGGAGATGAAGGGTGATGGCCGGACCGGTTGACTGGGACAAAAATCTGTTGTCCCCGTTGTTCGGGGTGTTTGGTGAGGAATGCGAACACCGCCCGCGTGGCGGTGAGGCGTACCGGCTGACCGGGATTTTTGACCGGGCGTACACGCAGCAGCTTGTCGGCGAGGACGGGGGCACGGAATCAAACTCCACGCTGCCCGTGCTGGGCGTGCGGGATGCGGCGTGTCGCGTGAAGCCGAAGCAGGGCGATATTTTCCTCATCGTGCGCACGGGGGAGCTGTATATCGTGCGGGATGTGCAACCGGACAGCCACGGCGGCACGCGACTTGAACTGAACAGGGTGAAGTGATGAATACCGCAGAAGCCAGAAAAATTGTCACCCGGGCACTGAACGACTGTTCCGGTTTTGGCGGTCGGGTGTATTCCCCGCGCACCCTGCCGGTGATGCCGGACCAGTACCCGCTCATCATTGTGTCCGTGCAGTCCGAACACAAGGTGTCACAGGGGCGGCATGTGCCGCAGTTCACCACCACCACGACCCTGCGTATCGACGGTCGCGTGCTGGCGTATGACAGCGGGGACGAGACGGAAAACGCAGCAGGCGTGGCGTGGGAAGAGGCGGAGGCGATGAAGGAGGCGATAGAGCGTGCCGTCATCGGTAATCCGGACGTCCGCATGAAGTTTCAGCAAATCAGCAGGATCCGGTCGCATATCGGCGTGGATTCCGACGGTGAAGCGCACACCGGTATTGTGGTGCTGGAGCTGGATCTGGAGTACTACCAGGGGCCGGAGGATTTCTTCCCGTCTGAGATTGTCCCGCTGCGTGAGGTGAACGTGCGCGGCGTGTATCCGTCATTCCGCCTGCATTTTGATTTGTCTGCCGGTGATGAAACCGGCAGTGAAACCTGACAGGAGAAATTCCATGTTTGTGAAACCTGTACCGGGGCGCAGGGTGCGCTACCCCGGCGACCCGTCACGTCTGCTGCCTGATGAGGGGGCGGAGGTGCCGGATCGTGATTTGTTCTGGCGACGCCGCCTGAAGCAGGGGGATGTGGTACTGGCTGACAGGGCCACCACGGCAGCCACCGGCAAAGTGACCGCGTCCACGACAGCAACAGGCAGCACGTCTGCCAGCACGGCGAAAGGGGGTGATGCATGACGGTATCGTTCAGCAATATCCCGTCAAATCTCCGTGTGCCACTGTTCTATGTTGAAGTGGACAACTCAATGGCGAACAGCGCCACGGAGACGCAGCGCACCCTGCTGATTGGTCAGATGACGGCTGCGGGAACGGCCACGGCAGGGACGGCATACCGCTGTTCATCGGCCTCCATGGCTGCCGGGCTGTGCGGGGAAGGCTCCATGCTGCATACCATGCTGATGGCCTACCTTAAAAATGACAGCTACGGAGAGACCTGGCTGCTGCCGCTGGCAGATGATGACAGCAGCATGACGACGGCCACAGGCAGTATATCTGTTGACAGTGTGCCGACGGCATCCGGCGTTATTTACCTGTACATCGCAGGCACCCGCGTGCGCCTGACGGTGAAGCCAGCGTACACGCGGGCAGAGATTGCCAGTCTGCTGGCAGACAGAATCAACGCCACCTCCGGGCTGCCGGTGACGGCCTCCGTGCCCCGTGATGGCACGACCGTTGAGCTTACGGCCAGAAATGCCGGTGAGACGGGAAACACCATTGATATCCGGCTGAACTATCTCGGGTCATCCGGCGGCGAGTCCACCCCGGACGGCCTGACGCTGACCATCACGGCGATGAGTGGCGGGGAGGGTGCGCCGGACCTTGCGGATGCGCTCGCCTCTCTGGGCGACCGCACGTTTGATTTCATTGTCCTGGCGTATTCCGACACCACATCGCTCAACGACATGAAGGATTTTCTGTCGGATGACGAAGGTCGCTGGGCGTGGGACAAACAAATTTACGGCCATGCCTTCACGGCGGTAAACGGCAGCTATGGCGAGCTGGCAGACAAGGGAGAGCGCCGCAACGACCAGCACATGACACTCTGGGGAGTGTATGACGGTCCGAACACCTCATATGACTATGCCGCCGCGATGGTGGGGGCGCTGGCGCAGTCGGTCCGCAACGATCCGGCGAGACCCACCCAGACGCTGCCGGTATCCGGTGTGCTGGCCCCGCCGCTGGCAAGCCGTTTCACCCTGACGGAGCGGAACACGCTTCTCTACAGCGGTATCTCAACCTTCACGGTGTCGGCCGACGATACGGTGACGCTTGAGAATACCATCACCACGTACCAGACCAACCGATACGGTGCGACAGACGACAGCTACCTGCAGATCGAGACGATGTACACGCTGATGTATGTATGCCGCGACATGCGCACACAGGTGACCTCGAAGTTTGGACGGATGAAGCTGGCAGATGACGACGCGAATATTCCGGCAGGGGCTGCGATAGCCACACCTGCGATTATTCGTGCTGAGCTGATCGCCCGGTTCCGGACGCTGGCGAGCAACGGCTACGTGCAGAATGCGGATGCGTTTGCGGAGCAACTGGTGGTTGAGCGTGACAGTGACAACCCGAACCGCGTGAACGTGGTGTGGCCGGGCCGCCTGATGAACCAGTTACGCATCTTTGCGGTGCTGAACCAGTTCAGGCTGAACAGCCGCAGCGATTAACCATGATGCCGCCTGCGGGCGGCTTTTTTACGGGAGACGATGATGAGTCAGAACGCGTTAGCGGGCACCTGTACCGTGACGATTGACGGCGTGTCGGTCAATGTGGCCGGAACGTTCAGATATTCCGTGGGTGAAATCGAGCGTGAAACGCTCACGGGGATGAGCGGCATACATGGCTTTAAGGAGTCGTACAAAGCGCCGTTTATCGAGATGACGGTGCGTGATTCCGGCTCACTGTCACTGAAGGATTTTGCGGCATATACGGATGTGACGGTGGCGGCCTATCTGGTGAACGGCAAGACCATTCTCGGTCAGAACATGTGGCTGACTGGCCGGATTGAGACAGACAACAACGATGCAACCTTTACGGCCCGTTTTGAGGGGCGGGAAGTGACGGAGAGCTGACAATGAATGAGAAACAGACCGAAGAACTGGTGGTGACGCTGAAACGTCCGGTGAAGGATCCGGATACCAGGACCGAGTTCCGTGAGCTGCGACTGAAAGAGCCGGTGCTGTTCCAGGCGGAGGACTTTCACCGCAATACCGCCTCACTGGGCGCAATGGCGGCCATGCGTGAGCTGATTGCGGCAGTGGCGGGCGTGCCGTCTGCCCCGCTGAAATTCATGGCGGTGTCCGATTACAAAAAGTGTGAGCGGTTCCTGACGGGTTTTTTCCTGGAGGCCTGAGCCAGTGGCAGGCGAGGGCGGCTGAACTAACGTGGTTCTTTCACTGGTCCCCGCGCGAGGCGTGGGGGCTGACGTCAGGGGAAATTCTCTGGTGGTCGTCGCAGGCAGAGCGGATCAACAGGCTGAGGAGTGGCGATGGCGGGTAATGCTTTTGTTTTTGAGCTGAATGCAAAGGGTAACGCGGATGCGCTTTTACTGAGAGCCTCAGAGGCTGCCGGTTCGCTGGCAGGTCGCGCAGGGCAGGCGGCGGCCTGCGTGTCAGAACTGTGTGACGGGCTTGATGCGGTAAATGAAATGCCCCTGAAGGGGGCATCCGGTGCGGCGGATGCGCTGGGCGGGAAGATAACGCAGATCCACGATTCGGTTACGCTACTGATGAACGCGCTGCTGGCCACAGACAGGGCGGGTAACAGGGCGCTGGGAAGGGAGAGTCAGGAGAATGCGGACAGGATGTCCGGATATTTTGAACGGCTGTCCCGGCTGGGGAAGGACACGTCACAGCATTTCGGGGATATTGTGCCGCCGCTGCGCAATGTCGGGGCACTGTCATCAGAGCTGTTCAGTGCGCTGGGGCGCGGAGGTCTTGCGGGGCTTGCGGTCGCTGGCGGTGGCATGGCGGTGAAGGCGGTCGTCAGTAATCTTTATGATGCCTCGAAAGCGGCATACAGCCTGGATGTGAACGCAAGGAACGCCGGAATGCGCGTGAGTGCGTTCAGCCGCTTTGCCGGGGTGTTCCGTCTGATGGGCCTGTCGGCAGATCAGGCACAGGCGGAGACCGGTGCACTGTTCACGACACTGAACGATGCGCTGAACACCCGTTCACCGGAGGTCACGGGCATTCTTAACCAGTTTGGTGTGAAGCTGGCGGAGAACAGCGACCACACGGTGAACCTGGAAAAGAGCACGCAGAACCTGATTGATGCCTTCGGGAGACTGAACAGTTCGTCGCAGAAGGTGGTGGCAGACGCGCTGGGGCTGTCGGATGCACAACTGGCGCTGCTGCGGGGAACGAAAAACCTGAATGCGGCGCTGGCGGAGTCCGATCGTCTGGGGCTGTCGATGCCGGACAGTCTGAATGCGAAGCTGGTTCAGGCCAACAGCAACCTGAACCGTCTGTCAGCCGCGTGGGATGGTTTCACCGGCAGGATGAAGGCGAAGGTACTGGGCAGTGATGCTGTCACCGCCTCCGTGGACTGGGCGACCGATGTCCTGACCGGTCAGCGCAGCAGTCAGCAGAAAACGGGTGACCGTCTGTCAGAGCTGCGCGGTTATCTGTATGCCCATCCGGAGCAACTGAAATCACTGACGTCCCGGCAAAGATACAATCTCGATAACAATATCGCGACATCAGATCTCCTGGAGATGCACACGCGTCTGTCCGGTCAGCGGTCCGACAGACTGAATGCGCTTACCACGATGCTGAATGACGATCTGTCGAAAGTTATGGTGTCTCCGGCCCTGTCACAGATCACGTCACCACAAAAAAACGGTGCCGGTGGTCGTGATATCACCCCTGAACTGCGGGCGCATTTTGCGGCACTGGAGAAGCAGTACAACCTGCCGGAAAACACGCTGTACGGTCTGGCCATGACGGAGTCGTCCGGGCGGGCGGATGCTGTCGGGCCGCTCACCCGTTACGGCACGGCAAAGGGGATGTTTCAGTTCATTGACCCGACGGCCCGGGAGTATGGCCTTTCCGGTATGGATGTATTCAACCCTTACCGGGCCTCGGAGGCAGCGGCCAGAAAACTGGCGGGGCTGATGGCGCAGTATGGTGGTGACATGCAGCGCGTCTTTCAGGCGTACAACTGGGGCGAAGGCAATATAAGCGCCTGGCTTCGCGGACAGAAGGGGATGCCACAGGAGACACAGACCTACGCGCCGAAGGTGTTCAGGCACATGTCGCAGGTATCCGGCGGCAGCATCATCATGCCGCAGTCCGGCAGTTCAGGGACTGACGTGCGGGATGAAATCAGTCGCGGTTTCAGCGAAAACAAAATCCGGCTGGACATTAACGTCACCAACACCGCCACGGGGCAGACAACCCGCCGGACGGTGAAGGGGGGCGCGGTGGTCACGGCGATGGATGTGTGAGGAGCAGAAGATGGGCATTATCACAGACGCGGTGTCATCCGCCCTGGGGCTGTCTTCCTCCGGCGGGTGGGAGTGGCAGTCGCATATTCACCAGGCGTCATTTTGTGGCGTGCCGTTTGGCGTGATTCACGGCGAGGGGGTATATGGTCGCCGGGTTGCGGTGCATGAATACCCGTACCGCGATACGGTCTGGGTGGAAGACCTGGGGCGCAGCGCCCGGAAGTTCACACTGCGCGGGTTCCTGATACAGGACAGTCTGGTGTACAGCGCGGGGGATGTGTTCAGTCAGCGGGATACCCTGGTGGCGGCCTGTGAAACATCCGGCGGAGGTCTGCTGGTCCATCCGACGCTGGGTGAGATGACGGTGTATGTCCCGGACGGCGGGCTGCGTATTGAGGAGGGCGTGGAGTCCGGGCGTGTGTTTTCGTTCACGCTGACCGTCATTGAGTCAGGGGAAAAAGCGTTTTCACTGGTGACGGGGACAACCTCCACGTCATCGGAGACGTGGTATCAGACGCTGACCACAACGGCCACCGTGACGCTGGCGGCGATTACCGGTGAGATGAACAGTGTCACCGGGGCGGTAAAAACGATAAAGAGCACGGTGAGCGCGTGGAAGACGATATTTTCGCGGGCGGTGACGTCGGTGACCAGCATGACCAGCACGGTGTCATCCCTGTATTCGCCTGACAGTTACGGGCGTTACTGTCGGGGCAGTGACACGCCGTCGGGCAGCACGGCCTCGTCGCTTGCAACGTGGCTTGCCACCACGGATGCGGATGATGACAGTATCCTGGAAACCATTCAGGCCTGCTCCGTGCAGGACCGGTCGGCGGCGGAGTCGGCGACAGCGGTGCTGGAGGATATCACATCCGTGTCCGGTGCCGTGTCCGCGATACAGGCGGTCATTATCACTCTGGCGGAGGCCACGGGCAGCGACACGGAGAAAATCCGCGTCATGGCTGAGATTGCGTCGGCGGAAGACGGGACGTATTACGAAGGGGAGGCGGCAAATGCCATCTCTGCGGCGGTGCAGGCCCTTATCCGCACACTGGGGGCCGGAGCGATGCTGTGGCGGCTGATGCAGTATTCCCCCCGTGGTCACGACGACGCGGTGTTGGTGATGCGGAAGGCCCGCACGGTGACGGAAACCGTCCTGCTGTTACTGGCTGACCGTACGGATGACGACAGTTATGACGCGCTGAATGCGCAGTACACGCAGTTTGTCACCCACTGGCAGACGAATTATCTGTCACAACAGGACGTGATGAAGGTGACCAGCCGCTCACCGCAGCCGTCGCTGGCGCTGGCAAACCGGCTGTATCAGGACGCCTCGCGTGCGGACGAACTGGTACAGGCGGTCTCTCCCGTCCATCCGGCGTTCATGCCGCTTTCCTTCACAGCGAGAAACACATGAGTACAACCACAGATGACACCCTGACGCTGAAGGTGAACAACACCGTCATGTCGGGATGGAGCCATATCCGGGTGACGCGGGGTATTGAGCGCCTGCCGTCGGATTTTGAGCTTTCGCTGACGGACTGGTATCCGCAGGAGGGCTTTCAGCTGGCCCCGCCGGGGAGCAACTGCACGATATCCATTGGTGATGACCGGGTGATGACCGGCTATGTCGACCAGTGGGTGAACACCCTGACGCCGCAGTCGCATGATATCCGGGTGACGGGCAGGGGAATGTGCCAGGACCTTGTGGACTGCGCCGCCTGGTGGGAGAACAACATGATAAAGGGCGGCGATGCGCTGGCCATCATCAGAAAACTGGCGTCGGTGTACGGCATCACGGTGACGACAGACATCGACAGTTTCACCACGGTGCCGGATTTTGTCATCAACTGGGGGGAGTCGTCGCAGCAAATCATTGACCGCATCTGCCGGTATGAGGGGCTGCTGTATTACGACCTGCCGGATGGCAGCCTGTTCCTGACGCGGGCAGGAACGGCGTCGGCAGCCAGCGGGGTGACGCAGGGGGTGAACCTGCAGAAGGCGGAGTACACACGAAGCATGAATGAACGGTTTTCGGAATACACCGGGCTGTCGGTGTCGGTGAACAGCCTCAGCGAGCTGTCACCGGCATCCGGTTATGACAGCGTGCTGCTGGCGACGGCCCGTGACCCGGAAGCCGCCGGTATGCGCACCCGTCGTCACGTGACGATAGTGGAGAGCACGCTGATGACGACGGGGTGTGCACAGCAGGCGGTGAACTGGGAAATGAACCGGCGCTACGGGCGTTCCATGGCAGTGAACGTCACGGTGGACAGCTGGCGTGACAGTGCGGGAACGCTGTGGCAGCCCAACACCTTTGTGCCGGTGAGCATACCGGCACTGGGGGCGGACAGTCTGAACTGGCTGGTCTCTGAGGTGACGTTCAGCCGTGACGATGAGACGGGGACCACGGCATCGCTGGTCCTGATGCCGCCGGAGGCGTTCAGCGTGCAGCCGTACCGTTTTTATTCCGGCGTGGCCGGAAGGGATGTGTCGTCATGAATCCTGTACAGGTGCTTTTTCGCCGTCTGGTGTCACTGCTGAGCGTGGGGCGCGTGACGGCGGGTGATGACAGCGGTGTGGTGCAGACCGTGCAGGTGCAGAGTCCGTCAGAGGTACGCAGCGACACGCCGGTTCTTCAGCAGTTTGGTTTTTCCTCGGTGCTGCCCGACGGAACGGATGTGGTGGTGATGAGTCTTGCCGGTAACCGCAGCAGCGCGGTGGTGGTGGCGTCCGGCCATCAGTCATACCGGATTAACGGTCTGAGCAGCGGTGAGGTGGTGGTCTACAACCAGTGGGGGCAGTTCGTCCGTCTGGGTGAGGACGGGATTGTGGTGGAGGCCTCCGGGCAGCCGGTGACGGTGAACAGTGCCACCACGCTGAAGGTGACGGCGACGGACGGGGTCACCCTTGAAACGCCGTCGCTGAAGGTGACGGGGGATATCACGGACAACTGTGAAACCAACAGCACCACGCTGAAGGCGCTGCGGGAGGCATACAACATCCACACCCACCCGGTCAGCGGTGTGGAGAGCGGCGGCAGCACGGTGACAAGTCAGGCAACCACGGGGACGGTGTGAGATGAGCGATATCACGCTTTTGTACGATGAAGAGGCGCTGCGGTGCGACTGGTCCGTGGGCACAGGTGACATTGTCTGCGGAAATGATTTGCAGACGGCCATTCTCATCAGCCTGTTCACGGACAGGCTGGCGGATGCATCAGATGAGACGGATGACGGAAACCGGCGCGGATGGTGGGGTGACCTTGAGCAGGACTACCGGGTCGGCTCCCGGCTGTGGCTGCTGCGCAGGCAGAAACTGACCACACAGGTGGCGCTTAAGGCGGAGGCATACGCCCGGGAGGCGCTGCAGTGGCTGAAGGATGACGGCGTGGTGGCCTCGCTGGATGTGGAGGCGTGGATAGTGCCGCCGGACCGGCTGTACATGACCATTGCATACCAGCGTCCGGATGCGGACACGACGGAATACCAGAAATTTTACCGGGTGTGGGAGGTATGAGATGCCGTTTGAGCGTCCCGGATTAAGCGAACTGCGTGAGAAAAGCCGGTCGTATGTGACCGGCCAGCTGGATGAGGCCGGTGCCCTGCTGCGGTTTTCCACGCTGGGGATTCTGGCGGATGCCGTGGCGGGCATGACGCATCTGCATTACGGCTATCTTGACTGGATAGCGCAGCAGTGCACACCGGCCACGGCCACCGGGGAATATCTGGCGGCTTGGGGGGCACTGAAGGGCATCATCCGCAGGGCAGCAGTGGCGGCCACCTGTGAGGCGGTGCGCTTTACGGGCACACCGGGCAGCACGGTGAGCGCGGAGGCGGTGCTGAACCGTGCGGACGGGTATCAGTACACGCTGGATGAGGATGTGAGCATTGACAGTGACGGCAGCGGCACGGGGAGCATCACGGCGGTGCTGCCGGACCCGACGGATGACCGCACCGGCGGTGGTGATGACGGTAACGCGAATGCCGGAACGACCCTGACACCGGATGTCACCTGGTCAGGCATCGACTCAACGGTGACGATGGTGAGTGCCGCCACCGGCGGCAGTGACACTGAGGATGAGGAAGCGTACCGCCAGCGCGTGCTGTATGCGTACCAGAACCCGCCTCAGGGCGGGGCGGCGGCGGACTATGTGCAGTGGGCGCTGGAAGTTCCCGGTGTGACCCGTGCATGGTGTGTGAACCGTGCACTGGGGTTCGGGACGGTGGGTGTTTACATCATGACGGACGGAGATGATGAAGACAACGCCGGGGGCTTTCCTGACGGCACGGACGGGGTGGCAACGGATGAGGACTGGACGGACCGGAAAGCCACGGGGGTGCAGCTGACGGTGGCGGACCATATCCGGCAGTACCAGCCGGTCACGGCGGTGGTGTACGTGATGTCGCCGGTGGCCAGAAGCATTGATTTTGAGATACAGGGGCTGAGCAGTGCCACGGCGGCACTGAAGGCACGGGTGGAGAGTGCCATCAGCGAGGTGCTGTACAACGTGGGTGAACCGGACGGCAGCGGGGTGATTCACCTTTCAGACCTCTGGTACGCCATTGCGGACACAGAGGGGACAGACGGGTTCATTCTGGTGTCTCCTGACAGCAACATCACGCTGTCGCAGGGAGAGCTGCCGGTGACCGGAACGATAACCTGGGCAACATGAGGAACAGGATGAGTCGTTTTTCACATGATGACTACACGCGCGCGATGCTGAACCTTCTGCCGTCAGGGATTGCCTGGAGCCGTCTGCCTGACAGCGTGCAGCACCGGCTGATACGCGGACTGGCACAGGCGTACCGGCAGAGTGACGCTGATGCGTGCGCACTGATAACGGGCGCCTTCCCGGAAACGGCGGATGCGCTCACTGATGAGTGGTATGCCTCGCTGGGGCTGAATGATGAATGCGGGACGCAGGCATCCACCACAGACCCGGCGCAGGCCAGAAAATTCATTCTGGCGAAACTGCTGTCGACGGGCGGGCAGAGTGTGGCGTATTTCACGGAGCTTGCGGCGACGATGGGGTACAGCATCACTATCCGTGAGTACCGCACACCGCTGTGCGGATTTTCGTGGAGCGGGCATCTGCTGAGTGACGACAACCGGTTTAACTGGACCGTGGTGGTGGCACCGCCGGGGGATGAGGTGACCACCTCACGGGCGTACCTGGAGTGCCTGTTTCGTCGTTATGCCCCGGCGCATACGCTGGTGACGTTTGAGTGGCAGTCATCGTACAGCGCCGCTCTGAGCATTGCATGGGACAACATCACACACGTTCTTTCCGGTGCGCTCACGGCAGACGAGGGGGTGGTGGTGTCGGGGGTGACGGTGAATGTTGTCATCAAATCCGCGTCGGGACAGCGGTATGTGGCGACAGTGACAACGGACAGTGAAGGGCACTGGTCGTATGAAATGGAGGATGATGATTTTGCGAACGGCTGGTATTCGGCGTATGCAGAGGCTGCCGTTGACATGCCGGATGACGTGACAGTACCGGTACGCAGTGAGGTGATAAATCTGCGGAAAACCGTGAGTGTGCGCGGTGTGAGCCTGTCGGTCACTGAGCTGGAGCTTGACAATGATGAGTGTGCTGCGGTTGCGGTGAGTGTCTGGCCGGAGAATGCTGAAGACCGGAGCTGGACTGTGACGGTCAGCGATGAAAGCGTGGTGTCGGTGGTGGTCAACAGCGACAGTTCACTGACCGTGTGCGGGGTGAGCGAAGGTGATGCGGTGGTGACGGTGACGACAAATGACGGCGGACACACGGCAACATTACAGGTCAGCTGTTACGTGCCGGCGGTTTTTGATTCGGTCTGTGCTTCATCGTCAAAAGCGCTGGTCAGTGTTGCTGATGTGGTGAACTGTCGTGTCAGCTTCGGCGACGGATATGTTGCTGCGGACCAGCTTGAAACGACAACCAGCGGGGGCTGGGCGAATATCCTGTTACCCGACTCACTGGCAGACGGGGAGCTCCGGACAATCAGGGTGAGAACGGCGGGGAGTGTCAGGTTCAGGGTGTACGGGTACAGCAGCACGGCTTACAACGACCTGGTCAGACTACGTCAACTTCCGGCGGGACAAAAATCCTGTAGCTACCTTGCGGGTAATACTCCCAGTCTGGTGAGTATTGACAGCGGCGCATTCCGTTTTTGCAAAAACGCTACGGCATTCGACAGTGCATTTTACCGGTGTAAAGGACTGACTGCGATACCTCCGGGGCTGTTTGCTGAGTGCGCCAGCGCCACGACGTTCTATCAGGCATTTTACGAATGTACGGGACTCACTGCAGTCGGTGACAGCGCGTTTGCCGGCTGCACAGGCGTAACGACTTTTCGTCAGGCGTTTTACGGCTGTACCGGGCTGAGAGCGGTGGGTGAGAGCGTGTTTGCCGGGTGCACCGGTGCCACGACGTTTGAGGATACCTTTTATGGTTGTACCGGACTGAGCGCCGTGGGGGACCATGTGTTTGCCGGGTGCACCAGTGCGACAACATTTTACAGGGTCTTTTATAACTGCAGGGAACTGAGCACGGTGGGTAACAGCGTGTTTGCCGGATGTGCCAGTGCCACAACGTTTTTGCAGGCCTTTTATGGCTGCCAGGCGCTGACATCATTAGGTCAGGGGATATTTGCAGACTGCACCGGGGTGACGACATTCCTCCAGGCTTTTTATAACTGCAGGGGACTGACGGCATTGCCGGAAGGGATGTTTGACAGCTGCACTGCCGTGACCACGTTCAGTAATGCCTTTTATGGCTGCACGGCTCTGACAGCAATACCGGAAGGGTTGTTTGACAGTTGTACCGGGGTGACGACATTCAACCGGACGTTTTATGGCTGCGGGGCCCTGACAGCGATACCGGCAGGGCTGTTTGACAACTGCGTCTCTGTGACGACGTTCAGTTATGCCTTTGGCGACTGTGTGAGACTGAAGGCGCTGCCTGCCGGGCTGTTTGAAAACTGTAGTCGTGTGACGACCTTCTTCCGGACGTTTTATGGCTGCACGGAACTGGTAACGGTGGGGGAAAGGGCGTTTGCAGGCTGCAGCAGTGCATCGACGTTCGAAGGCACATTTTACGACTGCACGAAGCTGACAACGCTGGGAGACAGTGTATTTGACGGATGTACAGGTGTGACGTCGTTCTATCAGACTTTCAGTGGCTGCACGAAGCTGACAGCAATACCTGCAGGGCTGTTTGACAGCAGCCACGGCGTGACAACCTTCTACCGGACATTTTACCGGTGTGCCGCCCTGACGACGGTGCCTGAGGCGGTATTTGACCGTTGTGTCAGCGCAGGGTCTTTCCAGGATACGTTTTTCGGTTGTACGGGGCTGACGATGTTACCTGCAGGATTGTTTGATAACTGTACCCGTGTGACGTCGTTTTACCGGACGTTCCGGGGCTGTACAGGTCTGAAGACACTGCCGGAAGGGTTGTTTGACAACAACACTGCTGTGACCACGTTCAGTCAGACTTTTTACGGCTGTACGGGGCTGGCGGTGCTGCCTGCCGGGCTGTTTGAAAACTGTACCGGAGTGACATCGTTCTATCAGACCTTTGATGGTTGCACGGGGCTGATGACGATACCGGACGGACTGTTTGCAGGACTCGCCAGCGTAACAACATTCAGAGAGACCTTTAACGGTTGTACGGGGCTGACCACTGTGGGCGACGGCTTGTTTGCGGGGTGCGTCAGTGCGACGACGTTTGAGGGCACCTTTTACGGTTGCACAGGGCTGGAGAGTGATGTGAATGACATCCTCCCGGCGGAAGAGTACCCGCAAATAACCAGTGTGTACCGTTGTTTTTACAACTGCCGGTCATTGCAGGGAAGCGGATGTGCGCTCATTGAGAAGTTGCCTGGCGTGACGAGTTACGCGGATGCGTTTTATAACTGCGTATCCCTGAGCGATTTCAGCACCCTGTCTGAGCGTTATCCAGTCTGGGTTTAATAACAGGAGGATCCCGCCGCTCCGGTGGCGGGGTAAGGATGTATGAAGAAAATATCTGATATCACATCGTATGTTGATGAAAACGACGAGTTCACTGACGGTGAACCGGCAACGGGAGGGAAGCCCACACCGTTGCTGGCGGCGTGGTTTAACCTCATTCAGCGGGAACTGGTGAAGGTGGTGGAGGGGGCCGGGCTGACGCTGGATCCGACAGATGACACACAGCTCTGGCAGGCGTTATCGAAATACTTTGCCTCACAGGAGAATGTGAACACTGCCATGGGTGCTCTGGGTACGATGGCCGGTCAGAACAGTGATGCGGTGGATATCACCGGCGGCGCGATAACAGGGACATCCCTCACTGGCGATCTGACGGGCAATGCGGATACAGCCACAAAACTGAAAACGGGCCGGACAATCCAGGTAAATCTTGGCAGTACGGGTGCAGTTACTTTTGATGGCAGTGCGAATGTCACGCCGGGCGTGACCGGCACATTGCCGGTGAGCAGTGGTGGTACCGGGGCCACCACTGCGTCAGGGGCCAGAACAAATCTGGAGCTGGGAGATGTGGCAACCCAGAATCTGAGTACGCTCGATGCCCGTTACCTGCTGACGACGGGCGGTGTGTCGGCGGTAAGGCTGGGGAGTGCCAGTTCGTATATCCCTCCCGGTAACGAAGTATCGTGGACCAGTAATCTCTCCTCCGGAAATGTGCTCACAGGGATTATTGTTCAGGAAACGGGCTCAAACTCGGCAGACAATATTGGTGGGGTTTATTACCGCCAGTTGCAGTATTGCATAAACGGCACCTGGTATTCAGCTGAATCGCTATAGGATGAAAATATGCAGAATATAAAAAATTTCACGAAATACACCCCGGACAACCTGCCAGTGGAAGGGGCGGGATATCTCATCAGTGAGGATGGTCAGGACTGGTATGAATGCCAGACGCAGTTTGCAGAGGATACATACAAAGTTGCGTATGACAGTGACGGTATCGTGCGCAGTATTTCGACCGATGTGTCGGCACTTTGTCCTGTCAGTCTGAGTGTTGCTGAGGTTGAGTCGCTGCCGGACGGTGCGGATATCGACGGCAACTGGGTGTTTGACGGGGAGAGTGTGGTTGCGCGAACGCTGACAGCAGCGGAGTGGCAGGCAAGGGCGGAATCGCAACGAAGCGCGCTGATATCGGATGCGAAGGCGACAATCAGCCTCTGGCAGTCAGAGCTTCTGCTGGGCACCATCAGTGATGATGACAAAGAGAGTCTGACGGAATGGCTGGCTTACATAAAGGCGCTTCAGGCGCTGGATTTAAGTGATGTGACGGATGAGTCGAGTTACAACGCGACAGTCTGGCCGGATGAGCCGGGAGTCACCGCATAAAGCCGCTGAGAAGCGTTTTTGCTTCAGTGAAACAAAATATTGGCTACTGTAGCATCGTGTTTAAAGAAAAACCGGCATGGTTGATGCCGGTTATATCAAAGCACGATATAAACTAAGGATAAAAGGATTTCAGGAACAACAATCTAACCAAAAGGTATATTTGAATCAAGTATGACCTGTGTATTGTTATTTATTTATCGTTTCGTGATTTTTTATGGCTTATTTATAAGAGTTAGATTTACTCTCAGTGCGTTTTTGTAACCAGTTTTTTAATATTGTATTTACTTCTTTTGCATGAGTGACATTCAATGCATGATTGGCGTCAGGTATAACTGCAAGCTCAGAGTGCGGGATCATTTTGTGCATTTCAAGAGCTTTCTCCAGTGGTATTCCTGTATCACCGGATCCATGAAGAATCAGGGTGGGCGTTTTGATCGTATGAACTTTACCTGAAATATCGTCTCGCTCCAGCATTGCATTCATAGCTAGTTTGATGTTTTCAGGTTCATGACGTAGCCATACTTGTCTCCATTTCGCTGCTTCAGAGATATTCTTTCCAAAGAAAACGGGTAATAATGAGGATATTATCTCTTCTTTTATTAGTGAGTTATGCCATCCATTGCATAGTTCCATATAACTGGATGCAATTTCTGGCGGGTCCTGCTCGACCTGAGTTGCCATAAGAATTAGTCCTGACAAACGCTCTGGATGTGACAGGGCAAATCGTAATGATATATACCCTCCCATCGACATCCCCCCTAAAATAAACTTATCCAGTTGTAGTGAGTCTGCGACGTTTACAATGTCATCAACGATGTCATAGAGCGAGAATGGCTCAGTTTTTTCGGAGGTGGCATCGAAACCCCGAACATTAATGCAAACAACTCTATGTTTTTCTTTTAGTTCGTCAAACTGGTATTTGAACATTTCATTATTCATGAAAAATCCATGAACGAAAATGATAGGGGGATTGTTTTTATTTGTTTCAGTGTATCCAGAGTCAGTAAACGTAAAATTCATGAGTACTCCGTTATTTAGACAGTTATGTTGTACATTTGACTAATGATAGCGAAGAGCTTTATTGACCTGCTGAACAGAAATCCACTTGTCAAAAACCTTCGAAGTTTATCTACCAAGATGGAGATAATCTTGTCAAGTATTCGTTAGGGCATAAAAGCATGGGTTTAATAGTAAATCTAAGACTTTTACGTGCGACAACACGCCTCATTCGTGTTGTGTTTTGTCGCAGTTTGTTCTTAAATTCTCGCAAATCATTTCCCTCTAATTTGAAGTAGTGCCTCCCACAAACAAACCGCTCAGAGTTACGGGTGTAATTGACTCTGATGTTGTTGATCTTGGCACCTAAAGCTGATCCAAAAGTTCGGTGATGATAACAGGAATCTGGTTATGGATGAGCGGGGATATGGTTTCAACAGAGATTTGAGTTGTCATAATGACGTCCTCTAGTGGTTTCTAAACTTAAACTATCACCACCGTCAGGTTCCAATCATCGGGTGGTGAGACGCACAGGGTTGGAACTACCGGGAAACCGACCGACGAGCTTTTCAGCTCCCCCATGCGCCCCACAATAATTCATATGTGCGCGTGCATACGAGAAAAAACACTTGTTATATCTGCTAAAGCTGCATCAGCCTTTCCACCAGTTGTTCTTTACGGGCAACGAGCCAGCCGTGTTGCTCCAGATAAAATTTAAACCGTTCCAGAGTGCATACCATCGCATCGGCGGGGACTTTTTCTGTGAACTCTACCTGCCCGTGTTTATCGAAGTGGATCAGTAATGCGCATCCATCATTTACGGTGGGGGTGTTTTGTGTTGCTGGTGGCTGTTTCTGGCTGAAATAACAGTCTTCCAGTTTTTCGAACACTTCCCACGCCTGATCTGTTTCGAGCATTTTGGCGTGGCGGGCTGCGCCACGTTCTGTCCATAGGATGAGGGAGCGGGCTTTGGGAGATATGGGGTTTTGTGACTTACTTAAAGTAAGTCGCAAATTTTTTAATTCTTCACCCGATGCTTTAAAAAAGTGCTTTCCTTCGACAAAACGCTCTTTGTTTCTGGTGAAGTTAACCTGGATATTCAGAATTTCGGTGCCATAAAGCTGCGCCAAAAGTTCGGTGGTAATAACAGGGATCTGGTTATGGGTGATCGGGGTGAGAGTTTCAACAGAGATTTGAGTGGCCAT